GTCCTCGTGATGGTATCGCTATGCGTGGTAAAACAAGAGCAGGAAGAAAATAGTTATGATGAAATCTAGAGGTATGAGTAAGATAATGAGACCCATAGCTATGAAAAATGGGGGTCAAGCTAAAAAGACCGTTAAAAAAGTTGTCAAAGGACTAAAGAAAGCCTCTAAGTCTCACGCTAAACAAGCAAAAACTTTAGCTGCCCTAAAACTCAAAAAAGGTGGTAGCACTAAAGATGCGTGTTATCATAAAGTTAAGGCTAGATATAGAGTTTTTCCTAGTGCTTACGCTTCAGGTGCCATAGCTAAATGCCGTAAAGTTGGTGCTGCTAACTACGGTAAAGGTGGGAAGAAAAAGTAGTGGCTGTCCGTAAGACTAAAAAAGGTCTTGCTTTAAAGAGATGGTTTAAGGAAGACTGGAAAGACGTGAGAACAGGCAAAGCCTGTGGTCGTCAAAAAGGTGAGAAACGTGGTACACCTTATTGTAGACCTAGTAAACGAGTGTCAAGTAAAACTCCTAAGACAGCAGGAGAAATGACAGCGTCAGAGAAAAGGAAACGTATTGCTCAAAAGAAAAGACTTGGGCAACCAGCTGGTAAGCCACGTAGAGTACAAGCAGCTAGAAGGAAGAAAAGGAAAACATAATGGCGACATCAGGAACAACAACGTTTGATTTAGATTTAAATAGTCTTGTTGAAGAGGCATTTGAAAGGTGTGGTGCAGAGTTACGTACAGGATATGACCTACGCACAGCTCGTAGAAGTTTAAATTTACTTACTGCAGAATGGGCTAATCGTGGTGTTAATCTTTGGACGATTGAAGAAGGCAGTGTATCTTTGACTGAAGGAACTATTACCTATAACTTACCTACAAATACGATTGATTTGATTGAGCAAGTCATCAGAACAGGTACAGGAACTAACCAACAAGATATCAATATCAGCAGAATATCTGCTTCTACTTACGCTACTATCTCAAATAAGAACACTGAGGGTAGACCTAATCAAGTGTGGATTAACAGACAAGCAGCAAGACCAACTATAAATGTATGGCCTGTGCCAGAAGACAATGACTATACATTTGTATATTATGCACTTAACCGAATAGAAGACGCAGGTAACGGTGTGAACACACAAGATATACCGTTTAGATTTTTACCTTGCATGGTGGCAGGACTTGCGTTTTATTTAAGTTTAAAGATACCACAAGCTGCTGACAGAAGTCAGTTTTTAAAACAAGAGTATGAGGAACAGTGGGCATTAGCTTCAACCGAAGATAGGGAGAAAGCTGATTTCAGAATTGCACCTCGTAGACAACACATATAGGAGAGAGGATATGCGAACTTACAAACGAGGACTAAAACCCGTAAACCCTAGGACTCAAAAAGGTTTGTCAAAACTTCCAACTGAAGTTAGAAACAAAATGGGGTATATGAAAAAAGGTGGTGTGACCAAGAAGAAAAAAACTAAAGCTGAGGCTAATTTTAAACCTCATACAATGTATGATAAAAAAACAGGTAAAGGTGTAAGAGCAGGTACTTTTAAGAGACACTTGGACTTGAAAAAGAAAGGTTATGTGCACACTAAACCAAGGAAAAGGAAATGAGTAGAAAGTATGCTTCAGCAAAATATACTCTTGCCGAATGTGACAGGTGTGGTTTTGTAAAGAAGTTAAAAGATTTAAAAGAGATATTTATTAGAGATACAGCCACAAATATTAAAGTGTGTAGTGAGTGCTATGAGCCTGACCACCCACAAAATAGACAAGGTTTGTATCCTGTGGATGACCCTCAAGCGGTGCAAGAGCCAAGACCTGAAACAAATTTAGATAAACAAAGAAATTTTCAGTATGGTTTTAATCCAGTAGGACTAAATAATCCTTTAGGATTACAGGGATTAGAAGATGATTTAAAAGGAGCTGGCCAAGTTGGGTCAGTTACCATAACGACAACTTAGGAGTAAATGATGAACAAAGATAGAAAAGGTGTAAAACCAAGCTATAAACAACCAGAGAATACCCCTGTACCTAACACAGGTGGCTATCCTGAAAAGAATGTAAAGACTGAAGGTGTAGTTACTCGTGGTAATGGAGCAGCTACTAAAGGTACTAAAGCTAGAGGACCAATGGCCTAATGAATTATACTGAGTTAGTAGCAGCAATAAAGTCTTACACAGAGAACGATTATACGACTACTGATGTAAACACTTTTATACAAAACGCTGAGCAACGTATATTTAATACGGTGCAGATACCTAACTTACGTAAAAACGTAACAGGAACTATGACATCAGGTAATAAGTTTTTCTCATTACCTAGTGATTGGCTGTCTACCTTTAGTATTTCTGTGATTAACAGTAGTAACGAACACACATTTCTTTTGAACAAAGATGTTAATTTTATAAGGGAATCTTTTCCTGATACTGACTCGCCATTTTATGCATTACCTCAGTATTATGCTATATATAGTGATAGCACTATGCTTTTAGGGCCAACTCCTGATGCTAACTATACAGCTGAGTTACACTATTACTATTATCCTCAAAGCATTGTGACTGCTACTAATACTTGGTTAGGTGATAACTTTGATACAGCTTTATTTTATGGTGCTTTACTAGAGGCTGCGGCATTTATGAAAGATGAACCAGATGTAGTCACACAGTACACAGCAAGGTATAATGAAGTCATACAGTTACTACAGAATCTAGGTGAGGGCAAGAATAGAAGGGATTCTTATAGAAGTGGTTTAGAAAGGATATCAGTGAAGAATGGATAACAAAGCAGAGATAAAACAAGGCGTTGATTATGATGTTATAACCACATCATTTCAAGGTATGACACCAGAGCAAATAGCAGAGTTGTGTCTCGCTAAAATAATTTATGTGGGCAAAGATGCTAACCCTTTATTGAAAGAACAAGCACTAGCTTACAAAGATAGTATTAGACAAGTTTTAATACATTATATGAATCAGGCTATTAAGTCTAATCATACAACTATAGCGAATAAACTGCGTGAAGCAGGGCATTCAGAGTTAACTAAACTTTTGGAGATATAAGATGGCAATTTCACAAGCGATGTGTACTTCATTTAAAGTTGAGTTGTTGAATGGTATTCATGCGTTTGGTACAACAGTGGCTCGTGGTGGCACAACTGCTGATACTTTTAAATTAGCATTATATACTTCATCAGCTTCTTTAGATGCTAGCACTACAGCATATACAACTTCTAACGAAGTTTCAGGGACAGGATATACAGCAGCAGGTGCAGCACTTACTGCGGTTGCTCCTACATCTTCTGGGACTACAGCGTTTTTAGATTTTAATGATTTGACATTTTCAACAGCAACTATTACAGCTCGTGGTGCATTAATATATAATGATACACAGAGTGATAAAGCAGTTGCGGTGTTAGATTTTGGTGGTGATAAAACATCTACAGCGGGAGATTTTACAGTGGTATTTCCTACAGCAGATTCTTCTAACGCCATCATACGAATAGCATAGGAGAAATACATGGCTCTAGTAATTAATGACCGTGTAAAAGAAACAACCACGACAACGGGAACAGGGACTGTTACTCTAGGTGGTGCTGTAGCAGGTTTTGAAACATTTGCTGCAGGTATTGGTAATAGTAATACAACTTACTATTGTATTGCCCTAGGTTCAGAATTTGAGGTTGGGTTAGGAACACTATCAAGTGACAGCTCACAATTAACTCGTACCACAGTCATATCCAGTTCAAATAGCGATAGTGCAGTTAATTTTTCAGCAGGAAGTAAAATTGTCTTTTGCACATTACCTGCTAGTAAAACAACAGTATTAGATGGTAGTAATAATTTAACACTACCTGCTAAATTTATAATGCCAGATGTTACATCAGCTAAAATATTAGTAGCAGATGGTACAAGTTACGAGGAAGTAGCTGTAAGTGGAGATATTGGTATAGCCTCTAATGGTGCTGTAACTATACAAAACGATGCAGTAGAACAAGCTATGATAGCTGACGATGCTGTAGGAGCTGACCAACTAGCTTCTAACGCTGTGGTTAATGCAAGTGTGGCTTCAGATGCAGCCATAGCAGATACTAAATTAGCGACTATTTCAACAGCAAACAAAGTAGATATTGGTGCACTTGATATAGATGGTGCGTCTGATATTGGTGCTGCATTAGCAGATGCTGATTTAATTATTGTTGATGACGGAGCAAATGGCACCGAGAAAAAATCACAAATGTCTAGAGTCAAAACATACATCGCAGATGTAACTTTAACAACTGCGGCACAAACCAATATCACATCACTTGGTACACTAACTACATTAACGGTTGATAACATAATTATTAACGGAACCAATATTGGACATACAAGTGACACAGATGCAATAGCCATATCATCTGGCGGTGTCGCAACTTTTTCACAACGAAGTCATCACACTAACGGTATAACTATTGGAGACGGTGCTAATATAGGTTCTGAATCTGACTCTGATGCAATTACAATAGCATCGAATGGTAATACAACATTTTCTCAAGATGTTACTGTAACAGGCGATTTTACTGTTAATGGTGATACTACAACTATTAACACAACAAACAAAGTTTTGACTGATTCATTGATTGAGTTAGCAAACGGCACATCTGGTACTCCATCAAATGACGCTGGTATGGTCATAGAAAGAGGTAGTGCAAATAATGCGTTTATGGGTTTTGATGAAAGTGCTGATAAGTTTATAGTTGGCACGGGTACATTTACAGGTGCTTCGACAGGTAACTTATCAATTACAACTGGCACACTTGTTGCTAACTTAGAAGGTGCAACTGTAACTATGAGTGGCATTATCAAAACTGATGATACAACCAATGCAACTTCTACGACAGACGGCTCGTTACAGACTGATGGTGGTTTGTCAGTGGTTCTTGATGCGGTTTTTGGTGATGATGTTAAACTATTATCAGATGCTTCAGTTCTTTCTTTTGGTGCAAACTCAGAAATAACTTTAACTCATGTCCATGATACAGGTCTTTTGTTAGAAGATAGTGGAGGTACACCGACATTACAATTTCATGATGCAAACGAAAGTATATCTTCAGACGGCTCTAAATTAATTTTAAAATCTAATAACGTCACCTTTAATATGCCAACAGCTGATGGCAGTGATGGACACTTTTTAAAAACAAACGGTAGCGGAACACTATCTTTTGCGGCAGCTTCAGCTAGTTCACTTGCTTGTGATGATTTAACTGAAGGTGATGCAGCTGTATTAATATCTACCTCATCTGGAAATATTACGATTGATGCTACGGCAAATGACTCAGATATAATATTTAAAGGTACAGATGGCGGCTCAGATACCACATTTTTAACATTAGATGGCTCTGCTGCTGGTGCAGCAACATTTAACGATAAGATTATTGCAACAGAACTAGATATTTCTGGTGATATAGATGTTGATGGTACTACAAATTTAGATGTGGTTGACATTGATGGTGCGGTTGATATGGCATCAACTCTAGGAGTTTCTGGAGTTGTAACTGCTAACGCTGGTGTGGTTGTAGACAACATTACAATAGATGGCACAGAAATTGATTTATCAAGTGGTGACTTAACTTTAGATGTAGCTGGAGACATTGTTCTAGATGCTGGTGGAGGAGAAGTTATCTTTAAGGATGGTAGCACTAACACAGGTCATGTAAGTTTAGATAGTAATAACCTTACAATAAAATCGCTAGTAAGTGATAAAGACATGATATTTCAAGGTAACGATGGTGGTAGCGGAATCACAGCACTAACCTTAGATATGTCAGCTGCTGGAGCAGCAACATTCAATAACGATGTGACTGCGTTTTCAGATATAAGACTTAAAGAAAACATAGAAACCATACCTGATGCATTAAATAAAGTATGTCAAATGCGTGGTGTTACTTTTGATAGAATTGATGCTGATGGCGAAAGGCAAATGGGTGTTATCGCTCAAGAAGTAGAGAAGGTAGCTCCAGAGGTAGTCAGGGAAGATAAATCAGAAGATAAAATTAAATCAGTTGCTTATGGTAATATGGTTGGTCTTTTGATTGAATCTATTAAAGAGTTAAAAGCAGAAATAGAAGAGTTGAAGAAAGGAAAATGAGTTATTGGATACAATGGTTAACTATAATTTTTTTGAGTTTGTTTGCTGCTCAGCTTGTCTATGGAGCAGATACAACTATACGTTACAAAGACCAACCACCACCTTCAGCGATTTCTCCATCATTATCTATAGGTAGTGGTAGTGATGTTTGTATAGTGGTAAGAACAGGAGCAGTAGGTACAGGTATATTCTCAGGTTCTTTCGCAACTCATGTGGTTGATGCAACGTGTGAACGTATCAAGCTCAGTAGGGCTATGGCTCAACTAGGCCTCAAAGTGTCAGCTACAAGTATCTTATGTCAAGATGATAGAGTTTTTACAGCCATGCTTGCTGCAGGAAGCCCTTGCCCTATAGATGGTCTGGTAGGAAAAGATGCTAAAGCTAAATATTTAGAACTAGGAATTATAGATGAGAACAATAACATTGTGGGCTCTCGTGGTCGTATTCATGTCCATATTAACCGCCCACGCAGACACGACTACGGACAACCTACTGAGTAATGGTAACTTTTCCAATCAACTTAATGATTGGACAGTAGAAGATTCAACTAAAACCAAATATGACGCAAATTGCTATGCAGGTGGCACTGATGCTAGTGGTCTATGTAAATCTGTGCGTTGGTCGTCTGACTTAGGTAAAACTATTTCACAGACAATCACTGACTTACAAGAGGGCTACGACATTGACAATATTAATGTATCGTTCACAGCACTGGGTTGTAACAATGAAGCCAATAGTAGCACTTGGTGTACACAAGGAACAGACTATGACAAAGTACAAGCAGTCATAGAACTCTATGATGGTACTAATACAGAGACCTTAGTGCTAGAGCAAACTCTGGATTATAACGATGGCACGCAAGATTATAGTCTTTCCACTCAGACTCTTGACTCATGGACCACAGATGACACTAGTATAGACTTTAGTATTACAGGTATAGACACAGGCGATTGGAGTGGTTGGTATGCACCAATCGTAGATAATATTAATCTTAATTTGACAATATCAGAAACACCCGTGCCAGTCGTAGAGCCTGTTGTAGTTGAACCTGTGGTGATTGAACCTATTGTGGTTATTGAGGAAACTCTTATTGAAGGTCTAAGTTTAGACACAGAGATTGTTAATGATGTAATATTACAGCCTGTAGCTATTGAAGTGCCTACATTACCTGACTTACCAGATTTACCAGAGGTTAGTGAAATAACTCCTGAAGTGCCTGAGATATCTGTAAATATTGAGGTACCAGAGATTTCTGTAGATATTGATATTCCTGAAATACCTGTAGAAGTCCCTGAGATTGAAGTAGTTGAGGAGATACAGGAGATTGAAGTAAATGAGCCTGTTGAGGAAATAGCTGAGGTTGACGTTGACATAGAGACTCCAGAAGAGTTAAATACTGAAGATACTCATGATGAGGACATACAAGAGAGTGCTACAAATGATGAGCCAGAGCCAGAAACAGAGGAAGTTGCAGAGGCAGAACCCGAGTCTGATACATCAGAAAACACTGATAGTGAGTCCACTACAACAGCCAAAAATGATAAAAGTGATAGCAAAGATAGTAAAAAAGAAAAGAAATCTAAAAAGAAAGTAAAAAAAGAAGTGGCTAAGAAAACAGCAGATAACAAGTCTGTTGCAAAAGTAAACAAAAAATCTGTTAAGAAAACTAATAAGCCTAGTGCAAACGCAAGTTCTTTAGGACAAGTGGATATCACAACTATGGTTTATTTGCAAGTAATACCACAAACAATTACAATACAAGAAACAGTGTCATTGACACAGGAGATGATATATGAGCAAGACATTGGTGCTCTCGCCAGCAGTGATGCTTACGATAGTCTTATCGGTAGTGCCAGCCGCAGGTGGGTTCGTATGGTGGATGTCAGACCTAAGCACACGTTTAGTGGCTATGGAAGGTAAGATATCAGCCAGCGATACAGGACAACTTAATGATAGGCTAACTCAAGCAGAAGAACGAATACAGTTTAACAATGAGTCAATTAGAGAAACAACTGAAAGTATTGAAAAACTTGATGTAGAAATGGGAGATATGGAAGATAAACTCTCTGCTTGGATGGAACGTGAGTTAGCTAAAGTATACGATATTATTAATGACAACCCATTAGGAAACTAATATGGCATTTGGTTTATTTGCATTTGCAGAAGATACTTATTCTAGTTTTGGTAATGTAATTCACATTGTGCCTACAGGAGTGTCTAGCACAAGTGCTCTTGGTAGTGAGTCTACCACAGCAGATGCTATTATGGCTGTTACAGGTTTGGCTGGAACAACTGCATTGGGTAGTGAATCAGTGATTGCTAAAGCAGTGATTAGTCTTACAGGCGTAAGTGCTACTGGTGAAACTAGTACATTTGGCTTGGTATGGGGTAATATAGATACCTCACAAACTGCTAATTATTCCAATATAAGCACCTCACAAACACCTAATTGGAAGGATATAGCAGCATGATAATTGAAGCAAAAAAGTTAAATGATGGTACAATACGCTGATAGGAGAAAAGAATGGCTAGTTCATATTCAGATTTAAAAATAGAATTAATTGGTACTGGAGAGCAATCAGGAAGCTGGGGTACTACAACTAATACTAATTTAGGCACAGCTTTAGAAGAAGCTATTGCAGAATCAGTTGATGTAGCTTTTTCAAGTGGTACAGTCACTCTTACTTTAACTAACTCAAATGCTTCACAATCAGCTCGTCATTTAAGACTTAATTTAACAGGCACATCAGGTGGAGCACAAAACTTAGTAGTGCCAACCATAGAAAAGCCATACTTAGTAAACAACGGCACTGCTGACACGATTACTGTCAAAACTTCTTCGGGTTCAGGTATTGGAGTTCCGTCAGGTAAAACTATGTGGGTATATGCTGATGGCACTAATGTTGTAGATGCAGTTACTGCTGTAAGTTCTTTACAATCAGATGGTGGTGTAACAGTAGATAATATAACTATTGATGGCACAGAGATAGATTTAAGCTCAGGTGATTTAACATTAGATGTAGCTGGAGATATTCTTTTAGATGCTGCAGGTGATGAAGTTATTTTCAAAGATGGTAGTACGAATGTCGGTCATGTAAGCATGGATAGCGATAACCTAACCATAAAATCTTTGGTTAGCGACAAGGATGTCATCTTTCAAGGTAACGATGGTGGAAGTGGTATAACTGCCCTTACGTTAGATATGTCAGCTGCTGGAGCTGCTAGTTTCAACAGTACGGTTACGGCAAACGCAGGAGTTATAGTAGATAATATAACTATTGATGGCACAGAAATTGACCTAAGTTCAGGTGATTTAACTCTTGATGTTGCAGGAGATATTATCTTAGATGCTGACGGAGGAGATGTAAAAATTAATGATGGTGGTACTGCTATCGCAGAGTTAACTAATTCATCTACTGATTTTGTTATCAAGTCTGTAACTTCAGATAAAGATATTATTTTTAAAGGTAATGATGGTGGTTCAGAGATTACAGCTTTGACGCTAGACATGAGTGCAGCTGGAGCTGCTACCTTTAACAATGATGTCACAGCTTTTTCTGATGAACGATTAAAGAGTGATATTGAGACAATTACAAACGCTTTAGATAAAGTCAAAGAAATGAGAGGTGTTACTTTTGTTAGAGATGGTAGACAAGGCACAGGTGTAATTGCTCAAGAAATGCAAAAAGTAATGCCAGAAGTTGTGCATGATAAAGGCGAGTATATGTCTGTTGCCTACGGTAATTTAGTCGGTGTCCTTATAGAAGCGATTAAAGAATTAGAAAAGAAAGTGGAGAAGTTAGAAAATGGCAATACCTAGTGCAGGGTCAGCGTTATCACTATCCGATATTCAAACAGAGTTTGGAGGTAGTAATCCAATAGCATTAAGTGAATATTACGCAGGTGGCGACAATGTGCCTTCTGGCACCTCTGGTGATGCAGGTAGTATTCCAAGTAGTGGCACTATTTCCATGTCACAATTTTATGGTTCAGCAAATGCTGTTGATATTGCTTTAACTATTTCATCTACCACACAAAACTATAATATTTATGCTAACAGAGGTGGCACTTATGTTGCTGGTGCTTCAAATGTGACTCTTACTGTTCAAGCTATTGTGGGTTCGGCAGGAACTGGACAATATGCGATTGACACAGGCAACCAATGGGCATCTGGCGATACTGTAAAAATTATTAACAATAGTCAAATTGTTGGAGCTGGTGGTGCTGGTGGTGATGGAGGAACACCTGGCTCTCAAACAGGTGG